CACGACACAACCTCGTACCATTCGCGCCCATTTTCATCGACAAGCGCCATCGAAATAAGTGCGCCCTTGAACTCGTTGAACTCGCAATCAAGATACAGTCTCATCACTTCTTCTCCTTGGCCGCGAGGATGGCGGCGTCGATGGCGGCGTCGAATGTCGGGTACGCACTGACTGGTTCAAGCGAAACGAAGTAATGCGCTCGGTACAACGGAAGCAGCGTCTTTACTGCGCCATCTTTCGCGTTGTCGCGGATATACCGATACCGCTCCGCATCCCTCGCCTCCTGCGACGGCGGTACGGGGGCGGCGCGGTTGTTCCATGCAGAAATTACCGGCTCATCCGAATAGGCAATCTTCGTTGCCATGCCGCAGGATTTGTTCGTGCATTGCACCCACCACGACAAACCTGAAGGGCACATCAACTCTGCTGCTGATCCGCAATGAGCGCACGGCTTCAATTCGTCACTCACGTTGACCTCCTAGCTCTGCACGAATGGCGCTAATTGCGCGCATGATCTTCGGTGCCCACCATGACGGGCTTCCGATTAAGGTCCCTTGTGGCATCTCAATGCAAAGCCAGCGGGTAAACTGCTCAAGAACCTCAGAATCCATCTCATCATGCGACGCCTGTATGGTCAGTGCAGGCCGGCTAAACAACGCCATGCGCTCGGGCACGACAGACCCATCGAGCGGCATCACTACCGTCCTGTGCGCGGCCAGGGAGTCGCGCTCGGCCCTGAATCCATCAGCGATACAGGCGAGACGATCAATCGCGGCACTCATCGTCTCGCGCTCGGCCCGCAACTCCTCAATCGTCACAGCGTCAATCCTGGCTGACAGCTCCAACTCGGCAACGCGGGCGCGGATGGCGGCGCGGTATCCGGCCTCGAAGTCCATCATTGACCGAGCCGCGCTGGCGGCGATGTTCTCGCCATTGGCGCGCATGAATGCGGCGTGTTCGTCGCACCACTTCAGAAAAGCAGCTTTAATCGGTTCGTCACTCACGTTGCACTCCTCGGCAGGGTGTGGCCTGCCCCCAGCTCGTTGATGAGGGCGTCGGCTTCCTGTAGCGCAGCCTCGCGCACGGGAATGCCGCCAATCTCAAAGCGCTGTTCGTATTCAGCATCGCCGCCGACGTAATTCACGTGCTGGACGCGCTGGCAGTTCGGGTTGGCGTACATGCCGGCCGCGATAACCTTCGCAATCTCGGCGCGGATTGTGAGGCCTTCTGTCTGCATGTCGCTGCTTGGATAAGCCGGCGCGTTCGGGTCAATCTTCATGGCGCACACTCCTCTCGTTCAATGTTCATGCAGCCTTCTGACCGCGCATCTGCTCCAGGTCGAGCGTGCGGCGCCAGACGAGGCTCGGGCCGATCCCTTCACACTGCAGGCCGAAGTCGGCGGCCAACTTCTGCAGGTCGCGCTGGATGCTGCGCATGCTCACGTCGTACCCGCGCTGCGACAGCCTGATCTGAATAGCCCGCGTCGAAACCCACTGGCCGAGCGGCATGCATTGCAGCATCACGATGTGGCGGATGGCGGTGCTCATGCGAACAACTCCCGCTGAATAGGTAAAACACGATTTACCTGTTCGGCCTGTTTAAGCATTGCGCGGCGTCGTGCGTTGCCGGCCCACTCCAGCAGGGTCAGCGCGAACGGTGATCCGCGAAGGCGGAAGGCGCGGGCCTGCGCGAGCAACACGCGGGCGTAATGGCGGTCGCTCATTTCGGCCCCTCAAGCGCTGGCAGCACATCGCTCTGTGTCACGACCTCAAGAACAGTTTTCCCGTGCGGGAGCATGATTTGTCCGAGGAACGCGCCCTCGAATGACAAAATGCCTGTCTCGACAGCCATCACCTGTCCTTTGATCCAGTCTCGAAGGATGCTGCAGACGCTGATCTCTGCCTGCTTCAGCGCCTTCAGCTCGTGCTGCTGGCGTGTTCCCCTTGTTCGATGGGTGAAGGGGTGTTCCTTCAGCCATGCGGCCGCATAGCCCTTGTAGCTGGCGGTAGCAGAAACATCGCGGCCGCGATATGAGAACTGGACCAACAAGCATCCGTTCTCGGCATCGGTCATCGTGCCGAACCGAGAACATCCGAATTTGGCGAGCAGTTTCTGCATGTCGGCGATGGCTCCGGCGCCGCTGACCGCATTCTCGTAAGGAAGGCTCATGCCGCCCTCCCGAACCGCTTGCCCTCGCCCCTGCGCGGGTCGTGGCCCTTGGCGAACGAGCGGCCACGCGGAGCCTTCGTCCGAACCTTCAACCGGCGGCTGGCAATCCGGTAGACGCGGCGCACATCGCAGCCCAGCAGCGCGGCGCAGAAGGCCGGGCCGTGGCTCGCGTAGTAGTCGCGCACGACGCGGACCTCGGTGGTGGTGACTGGCTGCCTCATTTCCCACCAGCCGATTCAATCCACAGCAGAACATCTTTTGCCCGCCAAACAGTCACCCTATTTCCAAACGGGCTCGGATCCACAGGCGCAGGGAATGTCCCTTCTTTTACCATCGTCCAAAGAGTGGACTTCCCAACCGGGATAACCGTGAGAATTTGCGAAATACGAACAAACCCTTCTTGTGGGAAATTATTGTTACTCATTGATTGTTCTCCAGTTTGGTTTCTTCCTTCTTCGCCCACGCGTACCCCGTGGCATACCCGGCCGCGAAAATCACGCCGGCGCTGATGCTGATCAGCACACCGAGCGCGACTACCTGTGCTGCGATGGTCATGGCAGCCTCCGGAACTCGACGACCCACGCCCACGGGTTCGATTCCCACGGCGTGAAGTCGATCGGCTCGTGCCGGGTCGGCTTCCCGTTCACCTTGCAGAACAGGTTGGCGAACGCCATGCGCGCGGTGTATAGGCACTCGTCGGTGTTCGTCGGCGATTCCATCGACCAGCGGTTCGGCGGGTTCGGACCGGGCGAGCCAATCGGCAGGTCGCGGAAGAACTGCGCACCCTCAGCCTGCGCGTCCGCCTCGCTGATGTCCTGCAGGCGCTCGACGCGCACTCCGGTGACTTCCAGCGTGATCCGACTGGCCCAGCGCGGCATGTGGATGGGTGGGCGCCAGCGTGGTTCGCGCTCGATCCAGTTGAACGAACCTTGCCGGCCAAGCACATCGCCATCAGCACGGTAGAACAGGTCGTTTTCCGGCAGGAAGCCGGCCTTCTTCGCCCAGCACTCCCGCACCCACAGCCGGTCGCCGGGCTGGCCGAATGGGCAGGTGAAGAGGTTGCCGCCAGAGCCATGCCCAGTCGACGCCAGAACCCATGACCATTCGCCAGCCGGATTGCGATACGGCCTAACAGGATGCAGTCCGGCGCCACTGTTTGGCTGCGGCTGCGGCTTCACCACCCGCCGCGTCTGCGTCTTCCGGCCTTCGAGAATCGCGCGCACCATCGGCGCGCTCATCAAGATTGGCCTCTCTTTCACTCCTGCCGCGATGGTCATGCGGCCTCCACGTAACTGCGAATCTCGGCTTCGCACTCGTCCACCTCGCGCAGGAACTTGCGCACCTGTGCGTCGTGCTCGGCAATCGGCAGGTCTTTAGCCCAGGCGCGCACCGTGAACAGCCGGAACCCGTGGCGAAAGGACGAGAAGTCGCACCACTCGGCGCCGGTACACCAGAGGTTGTGCAGCACCTGGTACTTGTAGTCTTCCGGCACAACGCCGGCCCGCAGGTAGGCGATGTGGTTCTTCAACATCGGGCACTTGAACTCCTGAATTCCCACGATCCGGCCGCCGGCCATCGTCGCGCCGTCCAGAGAGCAGCCGGCGAACATGCCTTCCAGCCGCAGGAAGCCGACGGTCTGCACGTCAATATCGAACAAGCCTTCGTAGGCCATGCGGGCTCGCGGCTCGTTGATGACCCCGTCCTTCATGGCCTTGCTCATGAACTGGTCGGCCTGCGGCTCGCCGGTGACGCGTTCCTCGGCCAGCGCGTAGCGGTAGTTGATCCGCTGCGTGGACTCGCTGCCCTTGGTCTTGCCGCTGGCGTACAGGATGTCAGCCATACTTCCGGTGACGCAGCCGATCCGGTCGGCGTGCCATTCCGGCGTGCCTTGCTCGTGCGGGCAGATGCGGTACTTCATGCTGCAGGCTCCTGCGCCGGCGTCAGTTCGTCGGCGCGCGCCTTGATCGGTCCCTTGATGGCGTCCCAAGAGGCGCGGTCATTGGCAGCCACGCAGGTCTTGTTCCACTCGTCCTTCTTGGCGCGCAGGGTGTCGAGGTCGTTGATCGTGTCGATCTCGGCCAGCACCGCCTGCACATCGATGGTCTGCACGTCGCTGACGACGACCGTGGCCCGTCCCATATCGCGCTCGGTGATGCGCTCGGCCTCGTCCTGGTCGTAGATGCCAGCGAACCCGAAGGCCATGCGCGCGCACTGGATCGTTGCCTTGTGGCGCAGCATGCGGCGCGGGTGCGACTGCCACGGGCCGGTCTTTCGGTTGCACTCGGCCATGTATTCCGTGACGGCGACCGGATGGCTGCGGTCCTTGCGGTAGATGATGCAAGTGCAGGACTCGGCGTCCTCGCGGAACTCCATGCCGTCGAACGCCGGGTTGCCGTTGATGATCCGCGCCCACCCATCGACGCCGACCACCGGCACGATGCCGTTGTTCTTGTCGGGGAAGGCGTAAATCTCCTTCGTCCACGGGTTCAGTCCGTACTGGTTGGCGACGATCAGGAGCGCAGACATCTGCGCGTCACTGACCGGTCCCTTGAAGGCTGTCGCCTTGAGGACGCTCACCAGTTCCCCGGTGTCGGGGATGTCGAAAATGGCGGCCAGTTTGCTGGCCTGCTGAACGATCATTGCGGTGCTCATGCTCACTCCTGACACTGTTCGATGATGGTTCCGTCTGCCCGCTCGCACGGGCTCTGCGTCATGGCCAGCACTGCCCACAGCGCGAGGGCCAGCAGCCCGGCGGCGCGTTCGATGCGGATGGTCATGCCACGTCCTCCTTCGCAACGTGCTCGCGGTACAACTCGTGGGCGGCATTGGCTACCGCCACCTTCCAGGCATTGCGCAGAATCCGCCCGGCCTCGGCGTTGTCGGCCGACTGGATGATCGCGGCGCGGATCTCGCTGGCCGGGATGTCGCTGATGACATCCTCGTCGCTGAACGGACGGCAGCGGCGGAACGGCATGGCGATGGTGTGGCCGGCCATCAGGTGCGCGGCGATCTCTTCGGCGGACGTGAAGGTGCTGATGTGGCGCTGCATGTCACACCCCCGCCATGTTGTTCAGGACGGCCCAGCAAGCAGCCTCAAGTCGCTCGCGGCAGTGCGCAGGAACCTCGACGTGCTCGCCGGTCTCTTCGTCGAACACGGCCAGCACTTCGATCACAGCGCCCTCGCCGGGGCTGTTGAACGTGCGGCGCTCGCCGGGGTGGTAGCAGTGGGAAACCTCGATGGCGCGGGTGATCTCGCCTTCGGTGGCCTCGTCGATGACTTCGGCCGGGATGGTTACCGTCAGGACGCCCCTGATTCGGCGGGCGTAGAACTTGTCGCGGGCGGTTGCGTTCATGCGGGCTCCGGCTTGTCGGCGTGCTTCGGCATTGACTCCTGCGCATCGGTCAGTCGCATCATGCACAGGTCGATGGCAATGCTGTATTCCTTCGCGTAGCGGCTGTCGCCGTGTGTTTTGGCAACGGCGCTGCGCAATTCGTTCTCACTTCCGATAAAACAGCCTACCGTGAAGACAATTCCTTCTGTGCCGCAATATGCGGTTAATGTGTCATTGCGAGAGCCGATGCGAGACACCCACATGCAGGATGCATTGCCGTAGACCCGCGCATTGCCGGAGACCCACGCATCTCCGTAGACCCGCGCATCTCCGTAGACCCGCGCATCTCCGTAGACCCGCGCATTGCCGGAGACCCACGCATCTCCGTAGACCCGCGCATTGCCGGAGACCCACGCATCTCCGTAGACCCACGCATTGCCGGAGACCTGCAGATTCTTCTCGCTCTCGATGTATCCGCCGAGTTCGCCTGGCGCGACGATTCCTGCGATTGCTATAAGCGCGCGGATGCGGCGAAGGTTCTTGTGCTCTGGATGGTAGATGTCGGTGATTTCGTACTTCTTGTTGGCGGTGGTCATTGGTCAGCCCTCCATCTTCCGGAGGACCGACAGGCACTGATCGACGGCCTGCGTTGCGCACTTGAGTTTGGCGACGACCAGAACCGAGCGGACCTGATCCGGGGTCGATACCGTGTAGCCGAGGATGGTGTAGGTGGCGGTTGTCATTGCGTCTCTCCCTGTCGTGTATCTGATGGGAAGCGACTATAGGGCGGCCTAGCAAAACAGGCAAGCGCGCCTAATAGGTCGGCCTATTATTTCCGACGAGCGGTAGATATGCCGCACCGCTTGTCCGTTCGTCGGAATTCACAGGCGCGCCTATTAGGTATTGTTGCTTGTGCAGATAGGCCGCCCTACTATCTCGCCTAGTTTTAACGGAGGGTTATTTCATGACAAAGCAGGAAGCCATCGCGCACTTCAAAGGTGCCCGTCACCTTGCTGATGCGCTCGGCATCGAAACCGCGTCGGTTTACCAGTGGGGAGATCGCGTGCCGCCGCTGCGCCAGTTGCAGTTGCAGCAGATCACGAAGGGCGCCCTGAAGGCAGAGCCAGGACTGATCAAGCCGAAGTCGGCAGCCTGACCTGGTTCAGTGGGAGTCGCAGGTGGCAAGGATCAGAAGCATTAAGCCAGAGTTCCCGCAGTCCGAAAGCATGGGCCGGGTGAGCCGTGACGCTCGCCTTGCATTCATCATGCTTTGGACCATAGCGGACGATGCCGGGAGGCTTCGCGGAAACTCGCGAATGCTCGCGAGCCTTCTTTTCCCATACGACGACGATGCGAAAGGGCTCATTGACGGCTGGCTTGCCGAGTTGCAGGCCGAGGGATGCATCGTCGCCTACAAGGTCGGCGGCGACTCATACATCGAAATCTGTAACTGGTTGATTCACCAGAAGATTGATAAGCCGAGCAAGTCGAAAATTCCACCGTTCGACGAATCCTCGCGAATCCTCGCGAATCCTCGCGAATGTTCGTCGGAGGATCAAAGGAAGGGATCAAAGGATCAAGGAGAGGATCAGGATCATTTTGCGCCGGCCAAGGCCGTCGCCTCTGCGCTGGCAAACCTGTTCCTGTTCGCGTTCTGCCCGGTTACAAAACCGGAGCCAAGCCAGAAAGCCAACCGCCTGCCAGCCAACTGGTCGCTCCCTGATGACTGGTCTGCCGACGCAGTTGCCGCAGGTGTCCCGCCGGGCGCTGTCCGGCTGGAGGCCGACAAGTTCCGCGATTACTGGTGTGCCAAGTCCGGCAAGGACGCCACGAAGCTCGACTGGCGGGCAACCTGGCGGAACTGGTGCCGCAACGCTGCCGACCGCACCTACCGAGCCAAGGGCAGCAAGCACGACCTGTCACGCATGAACTACACCGCAGGATCCGCCGCAGATGGAAAGTTCTAAATCGCTTGCCAGCCTGATGGGGCCGATGGCTACCGCGTCCGGCGTGTGCGATGTCCATGGGCCGTGGTCGCGCGAGGTGCCGGAGTTTCTGGTCGGCCGAACGAAGTGCCCGGCCTGCGCCACGGAGAAGGCGGAGGCTGCCAAGGCTGCCGAAGAGAAGCGCATTGCCGAGGCAAGCGCGCAGCGTCGCATCAGGAATCTGGAATTGCGCGGCATCGGCCTGCGCCACATCGACAAGACGTTCTCCACGTTCATCGCCGACACCGAAGAGCAGCGCAAGGCTCTGGAGGTATGCCGGTCTGTTGCCGAGGCTGTGTGCGAAGGCCAGAAGCGCATCCCGTCGCTGATCCTGTCCGGAGCCCCGGGAACCGGCAAGACGCACCTGACCTGCGCGATGGTTCAGCACTGCTACGACGCCGGGATGAGCGCTGGCAAGCGAAACATCATCGACATCATCCGCGAGATCAAGGCGACGTGGCGCAAGGACTCCGAGCGCAACGAGGACGAGGTGATCGAGCGTTATGCTTCTTCCGCCCTGATGGTGATCGACGAGATCGGCGTCCAGTTCGGAACCGACACCGAGCGCATGTACGTTTTCGACATCATCAACCGTCGGTATGAGCAATGCCTTCCGACGGTGCTGATCACGAACCTGGATGTGAACGGCCTGCGCGAGGAGATCGGCGAGCGTGTTCTTGACCGCCTGCGCGAGGACGGTGGCCGCCTGCTGACGTTCACCGGCAAGTCGTGGAGGTCGCAATGACCCGCCACGTCTCCCTCGACAGCCGCCCGGACCTCAAGCAGGCCGAGCGCGACCGCATCGCCGAGCAGGTCGAGGCGTTCCTCGCCAAGGGCGGAAAGATCAAGACGCTGCAGCCGACCGAGCGCGCCGACAAGACCAACTACAACGAGACTGGCAGGGGCGTGAACGATGAGTGACCGCAGATACCGCGATTGCCGTCCGTTCGTTGGCCGCCTGTTCGGCGACTCGCTCCTGCAGGCCGTTGCCAGTGCCGACAGCATCGACGCGCTGTGCGAGCAGGCCGGCGTGAAGCGCAGCGAGTTGTACCGCTGGATTCGGGAGGCGAAGCGATGACCGCCATCCGCCGCCTGTCGGCCGCGCACGACAAGCGCCGCAACCGCATCGACGCCATGGCCATGAGCAGCCGGCAGGCCATCATCGCCCGCGTAGACCGGCTGATTGCGACGGAGTGCGACGGGCTTGGTTTCTGGTTCGGCCGGCCGGGCAATCGGGGTGCGAAATGAGCGCGCACATGCCTGAACGCCTGTTCGTCATCGCCGGGATCACCACCCTGCGCCCGCGCTTCCTCGCCGCGTGGAAGGTGGCCGGCGAACTGATCAAGGCCGGCGAGCCAATCGAGGTCATCGTCCGCCTGCGCAAGTCAAAGCGCAGCGTCGAGCAGAACAAGCGTTATTGGGCGCTGCTGCGCGAGGTCTCCGCGACCGTATGGATCGGCGGCCGGCAGTTCTCGGACGAGGTCTGGCACGAGCAGTTCAAGCGCTGGTTCATCGGCATGATCGAAATGCCCGACGGCACGATGGTGGGCATCAGCACGACCACGCTGAACGTCGGCGAGTTCGGCGAATACATGACGCGCATCGAGGTCTGGTGTGCCGAGCAGGGCTTCCCTGTCATGCAGGAGGCCGCATGAAAGGAATCGGAGGGCATCACTCACCGGTTGCGCAGAAGGACGAATGGCTCACGCCGCCGCACATTCTTGCCGCTCTCGGCACATTCGATCTTGATCCGTGCGCGCCAGTTGTAAGGCCGTGGAGTACCGCCGCACATCACTTCACGATCGAAGACAACGGTCTTGCTATGCAATGGGCAGGGCGTATCTGGTGTAACCCGCCATATGGGCTGGCTGCCGCGCAGTGGCTCGCACGGTTGGCGGCGCATGGCGACGGCATTGCGCTGATCTTTGCTCGCACGGAAACGCGGATGTTCTTCGATCACGTCTGGCCGAAGGCTTCCGGCCTGTTGTTTCTCGAAGGCCGGCTGCACTTTCACCACGTTAACGGATCCCGCGCCGACGCCAACAGCGGAGCGCCGTCAGTGTTGGTCGCCTACGGAGAGCGTAACGCCGAAGTGTTGCGCACCTGCTCGCTGCCCGGCAAATACGTGCCGCTGCGAGGACATCCATGATCCGCCGCGCCTGCACAGCCGTCTGGTACTGCGACACCTGCGAGGCCAAGTGGTCCTACTCCGGCGCCACGCACGACATCTGCGACGACCGCGCCAAGCGCGGCGGATGGGTGACCGAAACGTCCGCGCCGATGGGCATCCCGGTCACGCGGCACGTCTGCCCGACCTGCGCGAGGGCGCGGAAATGACCTGCCAGCAATGCGCCAGCGACTCCGGCGAGTACGACATCCGCAAGTTGTGCTGCGCCGCCCGTCTCATCGATGACCAAACCAAGGCGACCTACACCCGCCTGATGGCCAAGGCCACCGCCAACGGTCACGACGAGGACGACGTGCGCAACGCCATCGCCGAGCGCCGCCGCAAGAACCGCAATACCGCCACCAACACGACGAGGTGAGCCATGGGACAGCAACTGATCCGCAGGATTCGCGCACGACTTGCAGACTTCCCGGCGAGCGCATGGGACAAGATCAGGCACCCGACGCGCTCGTGGCTCTTCCGCGCCTTCTGCGGCGGCCGGTGGGAGGAAACCCGCTCCTGCGGCTGGTATCGCTACGACCGCGAGGGCCGCGTGCCGCCCGGCGTGCTGTCACACGAGGACCACCGCGACGACTGCTGGCCAATCCGCCTGCTGGTCCTGCTCACCGTCGCCATCGTTGCGTGGGTGGTATGCGCGTGAAGCCCAAGACCCGCAAGTGCAAGGTCAAGGGCTGCCGCAACCGCCTGACCCCGGTCAGGCCGACGCACGTCGTCTGCTCGCCCGAGTGCGGCCTCATCCTCGCCCGGCAGAAGCGGGAGCGGCAGGAGCGAATTGCCCACAAGGCCGACAAGGAGCGCGTGAAGTCCGCCCGCCAACTGATGGCCGACTGCCAGCGCGAGTTCAACCGCTTCATCCGCGAGCGCGATTGGTTCCGCCCCTGCATCTCCTGCGGCCGCCCCAATGACGGCGACCACCAGCGCCACGCCGGCCACTGGAAGACCGTCAAGTCTCGCCCCGACATCCGGTTCAACCCCGACAACGTCCACGCGCAGTGCAGCCAGTGCAACCGATTCGACGGGGGTGGACTCCACGAGGGCTACAAGCCCGAACTGATCCGCCGCATCGGACCCGACCGCGTTGCCACACTTGAGCACGACGCCGGCCCGCGGCGATACACCCGCGAGGAGCTCGCCGGGATGATCGTCACCTTCCGTCGCGAGGCCAATGCGCTCAAGGCGGCGAGGACGGGATCAGCAGTACCCAAGGCACACCAACACGACAGCAGGGTGCAAGCATGAGCGACGACAGCCAGAACAAGTGCGAGCCGGCCTACAGCATGATCCGCAGGCTCGGCGGGCCTAGCGAGGTGGCCCGCGCCATCCAGCAGCACGCCATCGGCCCGGAAGGCGACCGCCGCACCCGCGCCCTCAACCCGTCCACCGTCTGCCGGTGGTCTGCCAGCGTCACCGATGGCGGGACCGGTGGGGTCATCCCGATCAAATACTGGCCCGCCCTCGTGAAGATCGCCCGGGCCAAGGGCCACGAGATCACCATCGCCGACCTGTCCGAGCGCATCGCCCAGGCCATGGCCGGCGTCACCGAGGGGACCACCTCATGAGCGGGTTCAGCATCGACGTCCGTGCCGACGTGAACAGGCTGCTGCGCCAGAACGCTGGGCTGCATGAGAAGATCCTCAAGGCATCCGCCCGAGCCGTGAACGCTGCCGCTGCAGACGTCCGCACGACCGCCATCGACGAGATTGCCCAGCGGAACAAGGGCTTCACCAAGGCCACCGTGCGGGGCTATGTCACGGTCAAGAAGGCCAAGTTCACCGCCCGGTCCTTCAAGGCCGATGGCATGGTCAGGAAGAACTACGGCGGCATCACCGCCAAGGTCATCGCCGCGGGCAAGGCCCCCAACCTGATCTACTTCGTGCCCCCCGCAGCCCGCTCACCAGCCGCATGGCGACACGGCGCAGGCGTGGCCGCTCACGCTGCAGGCCGTACGCGGGTCTACAACGGCTCCTTCATCGTGAAGGCCCGCAACGGGAAGATGGTCGTCGTCTCCCGCTCGCAACTGGCCAAGAGCCAGAAGCAGTCGATGCGCTTCAAGGCAGGGGACGGCAAGTGGCAGTGGAAGCCCAAGTGGTCCAAGGGTCTCTATGGCCCCCCGCTGTCAGCACTGGCCGGCAACCATGACACCTTCGACGCCATGCAGGCCGAGGCCGTCAGGGTGTGGCCGGGCTATTGGAGGCGCGAGGTGGAGCGCGTGATGCGGGAGGCGGGAGCATGACAAGCAAAACATGGGCGTCAGCGGAAGCGGCCGATCTTGAGGGCAGATGGTATTGGGTGACCGATGGGGCCAGCGTGTGGCCAGCCATGCGAGACAGTCAGGCGGCGGGCGGCTGGACCAACCAAGACACATGGGAGGACTTCGACGGAAGGGTGACTGCGTGCCGACTGATCGAAGAGCCGCCGGCAATCGGCACAGTGGCGCTGGAGGCGGGGCAGTGATGCAGACCATCAAGCACATGCGCCCGAGGTATTACGGGTACAGGGCTGGCGCCTACTCAAACGTCAGGGCATGCCGAGGATGTGGCGCGCTGTCCCTGGTGGAAGACGAGCCACTGAGCAAGCCATGCAGTCACTGCGGATGGCGGGCCACGCCAAACGACGTCTACGCCATGCGCTGGGTATCCACTGCCGTCTGGTGGAACCCGGCAACGTGGCTGCGGGGCGAGTGGAGGGCGCCGGAATGACCGTGTGGCACACTCACCGTACAGGTGTGCGGGTCCTCTCAGCGCATTTCTAC